TGTCTTGACTAGGCTGGGATGACTGTCCATTCTGATTGATTGTTCAACCTCAGAGGTAGCGTTGAATATAAATTTTTGTTGATTTGCGATATCAGCAATGTCTGAAATACCAAAGCCGCGGATCACTGAACGACCATTGTAGACACACACAGCCGGCACACGACCCAGTCCGTTGACTTCTATGATCTCTTCTTGTATCTTGTCTTTCTTGCGATCAACCACTGTGGTCTTGATTGTTTCAGGTGTCCATTCTTTTAGCGTGACTAGATCACCTGTGGCGTCTTCCATATATCGTATGTAAACAATCTGCACACGACCATTAGGCAAGCGTTCATATTGCCAATCCAACACTACCAACGGTGTCAAATAACTGATGTAAGGTCTTACACCTTGTGCTTGTTCTTCTGCCAATGTGACAGCACCAACATTGGGCTTGGTGACTATGATCCAAGCCATACCAAACACTGATGACCAAGTAGACACTTCTTTCATAAACTGATTGAGGCTGCGACCATCCATATCAGCATCACGCAAGAATTGTTCTAGTTCAAATGTTTCACCATTCACTGTGAAGTCACGCTTGGGTTCTTCACGGAACAAGAATGAATTGTAGACCTGTATCACTGAGGAACAATGATTCTCTAAAGGTGTTGACTTGAGTCTAGCACGGTATTCACTATCAGTCTCAAGTTGATAGCGTGTGAGATGTCCTGCATCTCTGTATTCACTGCCACCCATATATGATTCTAGTAGATACTGCCATTGGTCGTAGTATTCTTGATACAAGAGATTGCCAGCAAGCAGTCTCTTAAGTTCATCTGATAGTGTGTCAATGACATTCATTTTGTTATCCTCTAGTTGTGGCTATGTTGTGTCCCCAACGCTGTGGTATCAGCAGGCTTGGGTCTATATCTTTACGCACTGGGAACAAATAATCAACCATATACCCCAATGCATCATTCATATGATCGTAGCCACTGTCTTTGTCAGGTTGACTACTTCCTTCTTTGTAGGTCTGTCGTTCAAGACCTTCTATTGTATATTTACACTTAGGATCAATAATCAAGTGTCTTATACCACTACTGCTACACAAACGACTGTTGACAGCATTGATACGATCTCTGACTGGTGTATGGTGTCTAGGTGCCTTGACAACGAATCCAGCATTAGTCAACAAGGTGACATCAGTGACACCACCGGCTGATGTCTTGCGTTGATTGCCAGCAGGATCAGGGTAGACCCAAAGTTTGCTTTTGCCGAAGCGTTGTTTCAGTTCACCAATCACTTCTTGTGTGTTGGAACTAAAGATCCTCACTTCATCTATGATATGTAAGGTATCGCCTATTCTGGTAGCAATTACTGCTGACATTGGGTCTATGTTGAAGTCCATACCCACATAGACTACATCAGGAGTATTACCCAGGTATTTAACAACATTGTGAACACGATCAAAGGCATAATAAATGCGTCCAGCAAAGGTTTCAAAGGTGGCCATATACTCTTGGCGAAAGGTGCGTTCATCAAGATCCTTACGGGCCTGTGCCACTTCTTCTTCTGGGACTTGCCCACCGTCTAGTGTAGTGTATGAGAATGATTGCCAGTTGGTGGGATCATCTTGTGTGTTACCGTAGATCTCATAAGCCCAATTGCCAATACCTTTGGGCGTGCCGATGAACAAGGCTTTGCCCGCTTTGTCTGACAGGGTGGGTCTAAGGGTTTCGTACCAGGCTTCGGGGTCGATGTCCGCGAACTCATCAAGAACAATAAAGTCAAGACCCACCCCACGCAGGCTATCATAATTATCGGCACCCTTAAGAGCAATAGTGCTACCGTTGATAAGAATAATTGTAAGTTCTGTTTCATTAGTCTTGGCCACCCAGTTGAGATCTTGTAGTTTGTTCTTTAACTTACGCCAAACAATTTGTCGTGCCATCTTGTAGGTAGGTGCCACATACCATACATCCTTCCCAGGATCCTTGGCGTGGTAGCATAACTCTCTTATAGAGAGGTGGGTTTTACCAAAGCGACGACCCGCAACTACCACTCTGAATCGTGCGGGACTTTTTGCTACTGTGTCTTGTGCCGCACTAAGGGGCATTACTCATCGTTCCAAGGCAAGGGTTTCTTGTCCTCAGTGTTGACCGGTACATCACTCATACCTAGTAGGTTTTTAGCCAAGAATATTTGCACAGCGGCAGAGTGATTGCGGCAGGCATTGTCCAGCATTGCACGGCGTAAGGCTATCTTTACTTCCTCACGCCCTTTTGTGATAAAGGCGGCAAAATGACGGGAGACATTGCTTTCTTCAATGCCAAAGAAGTTTGCGATATCACGGTTTGAACACCCGAGAGCCGCTAACTTTTGCACCTCATCTGGGGGCACAATCTTTTTGTCACGGCCAATTGGATAGCCTTCAATCGTGCCTTCAACAAGTTCTTTTTCTTTTTTAGGAGGCTTGAGAATCACAACCCCGCTGTCGTGTGTTTCGTTCATATGTTTATTTATTGTAGACCAAAAAAAAGCCTGACTAAAACAGGCTTATTGGTTGTTTTGCATCTTGAACATTTCTAGTTTGGTGCCTTGTTGCACAACCTCGTGCCTCAAAGCATCAACCATTTGTTGCAGTTTGCGATTGTTGAATTGCAGTTGTTGGATGACTTCTTGCTGATGGTTGTATTTGCTGGCCAACTCTTTCATCACTTCAGTGCCGTGATTGATAGCCATAGCACATTGTTGGATGTTGCCGCGATGTTGCAACAACTCCTCATAAGGGTCCCAACCAGTATTGAATTCATCCATACAGTTATTTACACGCCAAATCCAATCTGGAATCTAATGCCAGAGATGTCTTCTCTGATGTTGCTCAACAACAAGAACACGAATTCAATGTCCTTCATTTGCTTGTCCGAGAAGTCTCGTTGTGCTGGTGTTTTGAACATCATATTATGCACAATACCTCCCAGCACTGAACACGGGGTATTCAAGCCATTCTGACTCTTGTGCAGGCGTTTGTCCTTCTTGTGCCACCATTGCTCACGCACCCATTTACGATCAGTGTCATCACTGCTGTATGTGTCGTATTCAGCCATCATTGATAGTGCTTGTATGCACGAGGTCAATATGAACTGTTTGTCGTCCTCTTCAATCTCGCGATACTCAGTGCCAGCGGCTGTGTTTTTTGGTAGATATTTTATGATTCTTGTTGCCATTTCCGTTTCTCCTTTTTGTATAAACCGGTTCTTCTCAAGTGTTCGTGTCTGGGTATGCAACTGACATTGCCTAACACCCAAGCACCTCGTTGATCTTCGCGTGTCAAGCAGAAGTCATCAATGCCTCGACCCTTCTGATCCCAACGACCCATCCATAATTGTTGAAAGTCCTCAAATGTGAGCATCCAAAGTTCTTTACGATGACTGGCTTGTGCTTTCATTTGGCTCCAGGCACAATACTGCTTGTGAGGTATCTCACCAGGCACTTTCCAACATTGAGGGCGGGGTCCACTTCTGCTCATATGTTTATTTATAGTCGCCCGTAAATAAACAAGTGCAAAGTGATTGTTATTCGTTGTGATCACCAAACAATTGATCGCTGATATGATGTTTTATCTCGCGAGCACGAGCATCAGTGCAATGCACTTCAGCGGCACCCTCACCATCCCAACGGATTGTTTCATTACAGCCATCAACTCGATATGGTCGCATTTTGTCGTGGCGGATATAGTCAATGACTCGATGTCGTTCATCGGTGATTGGCACTTCAATGAGATCGCCCGTGTTCTCGAGTTCTCGCATCTCGGTGGCACTCGCGATAATGTGTGTTTTAAGTTTGATTTGTTTTTTCATATGAAAAGTGGCACTTGCAACATTATGTTGCAAGCACCAAATTTATTTATTGATAGCCCGAATCCAAATTTACTCGGATGCCGTCATTGAGTTGACATACCAATTCGTTGCCAATTTTAGTAAACCAAATATAATCAGTGTCTCCGTTGTCGCCGGCTACTGCACATTTGACTTCGTTATTGTCAGTCCAATTATAAGTTGGCTCAATAATAACTTCACGCCCGCTTGGGGTAGTAGTGCGATATCTCATTGGAATAGTAAATTGTTTTGGACTAACATAGTTGTCCTCAAGTTCGTCAAATCCGTCCTCAACTATTATTGCTTTCATTTTGTGACCCTCAAAAAAATGTTGTTAAAAAAATGTGTAATGAACTCCTCACTACACATATAGTATAGCACCAATCCGGTATTCAGTCAATGACTAATCCAACCAAATTGGCACTCCCTCACTTATAACTATATCCGGGCCAACCCCGTTCAATGCGTTGTTTAATGCCGTTGCTACCCCAAAGTCCGTGTGCTTTGGCCGCCGCTGTCATACTTGCAAATTCACCAAGCGGGGTTATGACAATGCGTCGTTGTGCAACATTAGCCAAACATCGTTGCTGTCGTTGCTCGGGGGTAAACTGCTTGCCGCGATGAGCAATGAAAGCCGCTTGTTCTCGGGCTGTCATTGTGATCCAATCATCAAACGGCACTCTCGCACCGTTTGAGTTTTGAACATAGTCCCGATTACGCTTCGTCGTCATATGTTGACAGCAAAGTTGAGTCCGCATACACACGCCAATCAGCACCAAAGTCTCGGCGGTATTGTGCTAACTTCTCCAATGAGCGTAGCGACACCGTTTTCATCAATGCCGTGTTGTCAGCAATGTATTCCAACAACTCATCCTTCACTTCGTCAGTGAATTTGAACTGCTTTAAAACATTGTGACGGTATAGCATATACGCAATCAATTTGAATGTGCTACCGCTGTCAAATGATGCTAACTCAATGCTGAAGCAACGATCAACCAATGCTTTCAAATGATGCACTAATTTTTTCTCATCAGCCAATGCACGGTTAGTCAAAATAACTATGCCGCCGCGGAATTGAAAGTGTCGCGGTAAGCCCAATTTGTCAACGCTGGACACTTCGTATGACACCAAACGACTGCTGGCATTTGTATCGCAAGCCGCTTTCAATAAATTGATAGTGTCGAGGTCTTTGATGTCAGCATCATCAAATATCAGCACATCACCGCGGCCGTTGTATTTGTGCAGTAAAGTGTAAAGCCCCAGTGCCGTCAAACTGCGACCCTTCACGACATAGTGATTGCCCGCTTTGTATTTGGCCAACAATGCTGTCACCAGCGTTGTTTTGCCAATGCCCGGGGGCCCGCTAATGTTCATACCGCCGTAGTCGCCCTCGGCGACTTTTTTACATATGTTCTCAATCACTTTGAGTTTTGCGTCATAGCGATCAAAAACGGGTTTCAATGCTTGTGTGTATTTCATAAGTTCTCCTTCTCATAAACACATTGTCCGAAACAGCACATCGCCGTCTCAGTTTTAATAGTATAACACCGAGACGGCACTTTGTCAACCCCTCATTTACGCATAATCCGCAATGTTGGATTTATTGCAATACGGATTGGCCCAATTA